GTAAAAACCCCTGACGCAGGAGTAAACACGGTCTTGATACCAACATCTGAAACCCCGCATAGGTCTGTCACCGCATCCATCAAGTTCCGGTATGATACCTGTGTACTGATGGGCACACTCAGGTTTGGAGATGAAAAGGATATAGCAGTGATCTTCCTTGCTGTATCAGAGGGATTGATGAGATTATTATTTATGAGCTGCTCTACACAGGCAGACAAGTCGCCTGACAGTATCTCCGTTTGCCATACAATACGCCTTGCAAGAAGGGACGTGGCAAAGCGGCCACTTGCAGTGATAAATTCCTGCTCCGTTTGGGATAGTTCCAGGTGCTCAATGATACCGGCTTCCTCATCGTCGTTCTTCCAAATGATATTACCCTCTTTAAGGAGATCCGCATTCTCTTGTGTGGCTATAGCTTTTATCTCAAATGAGCCGCACTGTGAGTATTGCCTCGTCCATCGCAGATACTCAAAGGATTCCACGATGCCCTCAAGCTCTCTATTTGAATTGTAGATATACAGTTCCATGGTTACACCCCCAGAAATTGTGGACGAAAGTAAATGCTAACCTCCAGCAGATCCATATTGACTGAAGCGTCGTAGCGCAGTGTGTTAATACCTGCAGCAAGCTGAAAGAACACAGAATTGGTGTCTAACAGTGAAAAAGCGTTAGTTTGGGTCATTCCATCAATTCTGACTACACGTTTGCCAGCGAAATGAGTATATACTCGAAGCTCATCCCCCGCGTTCATTGTTGTGAGAAGCCGGATGAATTCACCGGTGTCTATGTTTAAGAGTTCCGGGTTCGTTACTGTACCTAGCGCTCGAAATACAATTTCACATCCACAGGATACATCACCGATATTTTCCACGGTAATGATCTGGCTTGGCTGACGCATTCCAAATTCCATACCACTCGTTGGTATCTCCAGTTCAAACTCTAACAGTGGTATCCATGACGCCAGTTCCTCTCGCACCTCCTCCAAGGTCTCAAAGAAAGGTGATGGACAGAGTAGGCTGACAAAGAAATTGGGTACCCGTTGCCGATTGGAAACGGCAAACCCTGCCTCCTCAACCACACAGGAAATCTGTCGCCCTCGATACTGAAGCGTCCCAAGTAGCTTTGGACTAAATATCTGAAGGAAACGCTGTCTCCGCACATAGGCCTCGTCAGGAGTATCAGCAACAACAGTACCTTCTAGCG